CGTAAAAAAGAAACTTATTCGTTGTGAAGTTCCTGTGCCGCCTTTGTGTGAATAAAAAGCTTGTGTTGTGCCAAGATTCCCACGCTTAACCCAACCACTCCAAGTCCAAGTCTTACGATTACCCGCAGATGCAGGAGTCCTGCTCAGGTAAGCAGAATCATTGTCATTGAATCTCAGGGATTGGTCGATGGTGTAGCCAGCCGCAACGGCTGAAGGAATCGCAGAACCCGGAAATATAGCCATTTTTATGCAATCGCCGCTGAAGTGGTTACATAGACATTCGTACCGTTGCTGAAGTAGCTGCACAGGTAAGTGCCTGCGGTACTCAACGTGGTAGCGAGGTTAGCGTCGCCCTTGGTGTTGGCGTGCAAGGATACAGTCTGCGGAGTGGTGTTCACCAGCAGGATGAAACCAGACTGGCCGTTTGCAATGTTAGTGAAGGTCAGCGTGACTGAGCCAGTCGGAGTGCAGGAGAAGTTTTGCCCTGCATTCATGTCGAAGCTGCCATCGTTGTCCGTCACTACCGTGGCGCGTTGTGAGCCAGTCCATGCAGCATCGGCAGTGCGATCCGCATAGTTGCTCAGGGTTACACCGTCAAGCTGGTTCAGCTCACTTACCGTAGCGGTGATGCCGTCCATCGTATTCAGTTCAGCCGCCGTAGCCGTAATGCTGCTTCCGCCGATCTGAAGCGTGGTCGCATTGACTTCACCGGACGCGCCGTAAATGACCGCCTTACTATTTACCACGGTTCCCGCAACGGAACCGTCAACAAGGTTCAGTTCGCCTACCGTCGAAGTAATTCCGTCCAGAGTATTCAGCTCAGCCGCACTGGCCGTAACCCCAAGATCAGCAAGAGTAGTTGCATCAAACCCGTTAGAAATATCAACTACCGCTGCACCGGCCCCCGCGCCATCACAATATAAGACCTTGGTTTTGCCCGTAGCTACGCTCACGTTGGCGCCAGATCCCTGTGACATCGTCACCGTCTGATCGGTGTTGTTGACGATGAAGTACACCTTCTGCATGTCGTTCGGGCTTACAGTCACGGTACACGTACCGCCCGGAGTGCCGGTGAACACAACGATCGCGTGGCGGCCCTCAGAAGAGGCGCCATCCGAAGTAGTTAAGGTGTAAGTAGAAGAAGATAAGGCAATGGAAACGACCCCTGTGATCATTTCCTCAAACAACTCAAAGTTGGTGTTGGTGGTCTGCCCCCAAGTACCGGACTGTTCGCCGTCCGCGATAAGTTCAATACCTGCTGCTGTGTAAGTACTAGCCATAATGTCGCTCCTAAGCGGCTAATTTAGTCCACGTGGTAGACGGTAAATCGCCACCCGTTCCTGTCTGAGTCCATATTGCACTTGGCGGGCTTGTACCATCGGTCCATACAGTCGATGGAGCGTTTGTACCTAACTTACCCCAAATTATAACATAACCAAGCTGAGTTGTGGAACTAACTCCAGTTACTTCCGCTACCGCATCCGCAATTGGCGTTTCATTGCCCAAATTAACATTTGCGGACAGCCCTGTAACGGGAATTATATTTTCGGTGCGCTGCGTAATACGGCCAAGAGGAGCCGTCATAGACGGCAGCGTAGTCAGCGACAGCACCTGATCGGTGATTAGCGAAACGCTGCCAACCGCTCCCGTTGCTGCAAGGCCCGTTTCTACAACTACAGCCCCTGCGGTAACCGTCTCATCGCCAAGCGCCGTAGTCGCTTCGAGGCCCGTAACTGCTACATTAGCATCTGCTACTACAGTTTCTGCGCCGAGCGAACTCGTACTCGAAACACCAGTCGGCGTAACAACAGCCTTCGCAACAATCGTTGTTGAGCCTACTGCACCCGTGGCGCTTACGCCCGTCTGCGATACAACTGCCGCTGCGGTAACGGTTTCTGCACCCAGTGCCGAACTGGCGGATACACCCGTAGCAGCAATGACCGCTTTCGCAACAACGCTTTCGTCACCAACCGCACCAGTAGCCGATACACCTGTGGCCGCAATAACAGCCTTCGCAACAACCGTTTCAGCACCTAGCGTGGTCGAAGCCGATACGCCCGATACAGAAACCGCCGCATTAGCGGCGATAACTACAGAACCTGTTTGCCCCGTCGCCTCAATCGTGGAGACGGATTGCCCCCATCCGGCCTGAGACCACGAACCACGGCCCCAGCCCTCTAACAGAACAGTGGTGTTTTCGACGCCGCCGAAGCCTTGTATGCCCCAGCCGTCGTCGCCCCAAGCGTAGGCCACTGTTCTTCCTTAGTTACGCAATACGGATGATGGCGTTAGACGCGTCAGCCGTCGGGAACTGAATTGTGAAGTCACCGTTGGTAGAGGTCTTGTCACCACCGAAAGCCAATACGCAAACCGCCGGATCGCCCGAAGCAGAATCGTTATAAATCAATGCACCATTTGCGGTGATGGTTGCGGACGACCACGTGACATCTGCAAAATCAGTATATGCAGTCGTGCCCGAAGTAGTCGGAGCTACAGCAGTCAAAACCTCACCAGTAGCAGTGTAACCAGTACCAGATACTTCGTTAGTTGCACTATATGCCGTAGTCGTAGCACTCAAAGTCGCTGAACTGGTGTACAGCGCGATTCTGAAAGTGCTGCCCGTTGACGGGGTAAAATCGTGCGTAGCAGTCATCAATTCTTTTTTGAAGCTGGTGCACATCGCTTGGGAAATAGCCATGTCAAAGTCTCCTAATCATCTCGGATAGGCTTGATTGGCCCGCCGCGTTCAAAGCTGCACAGACCGTGGTTCTGTCGCTCCGAGCTGCCTGAGTCAAATAATGAACCAGTACATGCCGGATACGTTCTCTAAACGCATGAGCCTGCTCACGCACTACTGGATCGGCGTTATCAGACACCGATACAATTTTTTCTAGGGCCTGCTCTGCAAGCTCCTCTGGGGTAAAACCACGGTTGTTCGTAGTTTTAACCGTAACATCGAATGGGGCTAACTCTGCGCTAAACATTACGCCACCGATTTCCTATAAGTATCAAGACCTTCTGCTTGAACAGCGAACATGCTCAGGCGTTCAGCCGCCTGCATAAACTTCTGCTCATAAATTTGAATCATATCCGGCTCGCCCTTCATAAATGTGTACGCTTCCACCAAAGTAGCATACAATAACGAAGGACCAGCGTTTGTGCCAATCCAAGTGGTGCCACCGGATGCATCAACAATTGACTCAGGCCGATAAAAATAATGAATTTCTGCAGTGTATGCACTATTAGGAGTCGGTGCAATAATAAAATTGCTCACATCATAATCGGCGTAATACTTAGGCTGACCAGTACTGCTGGCATCAGGCCAATACTCTTGAACAAAATTAACATCTTTGTTCATTAAAAATACATGGTCGCTGGATACAATAATTGACAGCGTGTAAGACGCCAACCAATCCGACGGTTTCGGTAGGTATTTATTACCAGAAGTCAAATTCGCTGAAGCATTCTTTCTAAATACTTCCAAAGGCGCTATTGATTTTAAAATCCGCTCTTCCGCGTTTTTAATAAAATTATCAATTTGACTTACAAACACCGTCTCGGTATTATCAGTAAAATCTTTAACCGCTTGGACCAGCGTTGTGTATGTATAACCAGCCATTACGTACTCACTGTCACAGTGCCGACTGACCCGAAGGCCAACAATCCGCAAATTGAGGTGCCAATATACGGATCAGTTGTGGTCGTAACCAAGCCACACCCTGCTTCTTGATCATTGTCCGGGCGTGGGTCACGAAGCGCTTCCGGGTCCGTCAGAACGATTCTAGGGAAATCCTGGGGCTGTCTAGGCGTCCAACAAGTCGGACACGCACGAAAACCGTCCCATTGCGGCTTGAGGCTAGTGTATTTAACCTCAAACCCGCAGATATCACACATTGCTCTTGCATGTTTACCACGGGCGTAAGCCACTACAACATCCCTCTACTCGGAACAAGCCGCAAACTTACACGTTCGCGATCTTCCATTTCAGCACGCACCATTTCTTCCTCATAAATCATCTTAAGACCCTGGGCACGTTCAGGGGCTTTCTTCACAGCAAGATGATACGCGAGTCCGGAAACCAAGGGAGCCAAGAACCGAGATGGAACATCGGCGTTGTCCGCCAAGGTATTAATATCTTCAACACGCTCGGTACGATAAAAACGTAGTTGATCTGTCGAATTCTCAGGAGTCGGATATAAATAAATAACCGGAGTAGACTGACGATCGACCCAGAACTGTGTGGGACGACCCTCAGTCGTTTTCTTCGGCAGGTTTTGATACGTGGAACGACCAATGCGCTCCATATTGTAATCAACACCATTTCTGCGGATTACCGCATCCAACACATCCACGGTATAAGCATCAAGAGAATAATTCGCAGTCCCCTTAGTTAAGGCTTGCGTATCTTCTTTTACAGTCCAGAGATTAATACCACGGTTCGACCAATCAGACATCAAAATGTTTAAACTACGACGAGCGGTGCGAGCGTCATAACCCGTGCGCAATTCGAGTCCACACCGTTCATACGCTTCTTCAATAATATCAGAAGCGTCGATGTTAAATGTTTGAGTGCCTGAAGTAGCCATTTACGCACACATCATAGTTACAGAAGTAACATTCGTGATAGCCACAGTAGAATAATCACCGACGGTATCCGCAGTGCGAAGACCATTTGCCGGGACCATAACATCCTGTGTGGCTGTTGCTGACGCAGGTGTAGCAAGATTCAGAATTGTCTGCGAGCTACTTGCCTTAGTCACTACGATGGAACCAGCAGTACCAGAAGCCACATAGTAAAGGCCCTTGATACGAGTCAACGGTAAATAAACGCCAGCACTGAGAGCGTAACCAATGGTCACATTCCCAGCCGTGTTGGCATCAGGAGTGATCGAAGTCACGGACACAAAGTAATTCGTGGAAGTAAACGCGCTGCTGTCACCAGCCAACGTTTCCGTAAGCTCATTACCATCAACACCCACGCCTACGATTACAAAGTTCTTACCTGTTTCATCCGCAGCCGGAGTCACAGTGACCTTATACGCAACCCCATGATATTCAGGCTGCGTATTAGCCAACGTAAACGGCGTACTTGCGGTTCCGCTTGCGGTAGTGACGTA